CTCCGACCATGACCGAGCGATTCCCACGCATGATCTCCAAGGCCTTGGAAATGGGAGCCAAATACGACCTAGCCGAAGCTGGCTGCGACCTTCAAACCCTTGCCAACGCATAACCGGAGCCATCCACCATGTGCGTCATCATCACAACACAGGGCCGCAAAGAGCGGCCCTCCCTCCGCCAGCTCGAGCTCTGCGAACAAGCCAACCGCCACGGATCCGGTTTAGCTTGGCTGGAACGAGGGCGAGTCTGTTACGTCAAAGGTCTGAGAGTCGCGGCGATCCATCAGGCGCTCCAAAAGATTGAAGGCCCTGCCATTGTTCACTTTCGCATTGCTTCGATAGGACGGGTCTGCCCTGAGCTCTGTCACCCTTTCCCGGTGACCATGAAAGCAGAGCTCAAACAAAAGGGCACCGCACGGGCCGTGCTCTTCCAAAATGGAACCTGGCCCGGATACTCCGACTACATGAAGCGGCTGCAGGTGAGCTTCGGCACGCGCCAGCCTGTGAGCGACACGCGAGCCGCAGCATCTTTTGTCAGCCGCTTCGGCTTCCAATGGCTGGAGAAAGCCGACTTTTGCCGGTGGGCTATGCTGGATGCAAAAGGCATCCACAGAATCGGTCGCTGGTTCAAAATCGGTGGGTGCCATTACTCAAACACTCACTGGCTCGACAGCTCAGATGACGCGGACTTTTGGGGAGCGATAGGGACGGAGTAACCACCATTAAAGCAGGCCGCTGCCCATTTTATCGATTTATCGGAAAACGATAAACCCATGCCGTGAGCAGCGGCCTTGCCAACGCAGAGCCTTTTAATTTTCAGGCGGACGTGGATTTCCCGCGACGTCATGAAACCGATAGTTGAAGATCTTTCAACGGGATGAGCCAACCCTTCCAAACCGGCATGCCTAACATTGAATCGAATCGAAGAAAAAAGACGCGAGATCCTTTCCACAGGACTCAGGAAATTGAACCGCTTATCTCGAATTGCTGCCCACCAACTCGAGGAGCTGATGCCAGCGTTTCGAGACTGGCTTTTAGGTGAGGTCTATGTGTGCCGTAAAACTGGCGAGTATCGCTATCGGTTTGACGAACGCTCAAAGACTGTGACCTCCTGGAGCAAGATTGTGCGTGAGATCTTCCCCACGGCTGGAGAGTTTGCTTTTGCCTCGCTTGTATTCGCTCAGGATTCCCTCTTGGAAGGCCGGGCAACCTTGGGAAAGGGTCAAGGAAGCAGCGCCCTCCCAAACGCTGCAGACATAGAAAGGAGGGCAGTAGCATGACCTTTGCAGAAATGCACACTCTCGGAGGCTATAACTGCGGCGAGGTGGCCAGCGCGATGCAGAAGTGCATTCGCCGCGGCCTCGAGGGAGACGCCCTGTTTTGGGCCACTGAACTCGACATGACGGGGTATGGAGAATATGTCTGGAAGCGACTCCGCATCATAGCGAGTGAAGATGTGGGCCTAGCTGCCCCTGGATTGGCAGCCGATATCCGCGCCCTTTACGGGAATTGGGTGGATCAACGAAAGAAGAAAGATGAACGCCATGGCCCTGAGCGGCTCTTCCTCGTCCACGCAGTCATCTCGCTCTGTCGCGCTCCGAAGAGCCGCATGGTGGACCATGCTTTAATCAGTATGTATGAGGGAGCGCGACCCCGGCGGGAGATTCCCGACTTTGCCCTGGACAAACATACAGCCAGGGGTCGCCGACTGCGCAGAGGTTGGCAGTACTTCTGGGACGAAGGGGCACGGCTGGAAGGCTGCACCATGGATGACCCATGGAAAGAACGGGCTCAGGAGATCCGCCGAGATGAGCAACCGGAGCTCGATGTTTAGCGGGCTTTGACATTGCATCCTCCAGCAAAAGTGAATGCTGAAGCCGGAGGATGCAGAAAAGGTTCTAACTAAGAACATCGCCAACGTGATCAGAAAAGCCCACGGGGGTAAACCTCTCACGGCCGCTGAGCGTGCGCTCATTGAACAGACCGCTGCAGGTGGGTCCTTAAATGGCGGCAACAGTGCGTTCGCGAAGACATACGACGAATTGGGCCAAAGGTTCGGGATCACGCGGAAGACGCTCCAAAACGCCAGCAAACGCTATCCGCAGGATGTTCCTCGCCCCAGGGCAGACGGGCGGCATGACGTGGCGGCCTGGTCAGAGTTTCTGATTCGGCACAACATTGCGCGATCGGCGGAAAGCATCGCCAATGCGGCCAGTGCGGAAGCTGAGGTGCAAGGCCCAATCACGGTAACAGACTGGAAAGCCGAAGAGCTGAAGCTGAAATGCGAAAAGCTCGGGATCGAAAACGCGAAGGTCTCCGGCGAGCTGCTCGAAGCGGCCGAAGTCGAAGCGGGGCTGTCCACGCTCGTGGCTGCCTTTCGGCAGGCCTTGAATAATTTCGGGCCGCGCCTAGCTCAGAAGATCCTCAACGTGAAGGACTATCACGAAGCCGAGGAAATCATCCAGGAAGAGATCAACGTCGTTCTGAGATCGCTGCAGCGCTGTGAGTTCCTCGACAAGTACAGCGAGGCCTCCACCGCAACGGCTTGCCCTGTAGTAGGCACGCCTGCACAGACAGCAAAAGAGCTTCCCGACCAGCGCCCCCCAGCCAAAAAGGCTGCCAAAAAGACGGCCAAGAAAGCGACCAAGCGAAAAAAATGATCACCGAGTCCCTACGCACCAAATTGCGCTCTTTTACGGACATTGCCCGGCGGGTATGCGGATCCGCTCTGCAGGTGCGCCCGGTGCAGAAGATGTGGGAATGGATTGATGAACACGTTGTTATTCCCCAAGTCATCGGCTCGCTTAATCCAGGCCCTCTAGATACCAGCCTAATGCCGTTTTGGCGGGGCATCTATGACCTTTATTGGCACAAGCGAACTCGGAAGATCACCATCTGTGCCTCAGCTCGTGTAGGTAAGACGCTGTTCTGCATCTGTGCCGTTCTCCACAAGATTGCTGTCTGGGCAGGGCCTATTCTGTGGGTCGATCCTACGGGCAAAACTGCCAGGTATTTTTCCCGCACCGAAATGCAGCCGCACATCATGGAATGTGCCCCAGTCGCTGAAAAGGCGATCATCGACAAGACACACTGGACGACCTTGATGATGCATTTCCTCGGGATGGTCTTTCGCCTGGTCGGGGGTGGATCTGCTGCAGATCTGGGCGGCTTCCAAGCTGAGCTCATCATCCTGAATGAATCGGACAAGACGCGTCACACGATCAATGGCGAGGCCAATACGCAGGATCTGGCAGCTGCTCGCTCCAAGCAGTTTCGCTTCACCAAAAAGATCATCGAGAACTCGACCCCCACGACGGAATGGGGACGCACCTGGTCACAGTTCAAGCTTGGCTCTCAGCACTACGTTTATTGTCCATGCCCTCATTGCGGACATAAGCAGAGGTTCACCTTTTTTAGCGAGGAAAAAGAGGTCCCTTTTGATGAAGACGGCAAACCCTTGCCTCCAGGTCAAAAGCGGGTGGAAAAGACGGGGCGGTTCAAGTTCGAAGGTCTGAAAAATGACTCTGGATCCTACGATCTGGAAAGGGTTGAGCGGGAAACCGTCTATGAGTGCGCGAGCTGCTCGACATCCATCGAGCAAAGTTATCAGCCGTGGATGCTACGAAGGTATGAGCTGAGGTCTCACAACCCGGCGGCGCCGGTGGATCACATCAGCGTGCATGTCTGGGCGGCTCTGTCGCCATTTGAGGGATGGGGCGGCATCGCCAAGGAGTTCCTGATGGCGCGTGGGAACGTCTCGCGGATGCACAACTTCTTCAACTCCACCTTGGGGTTGCCGTTCATCCGGAGAGCGACCGATATCAAGATCGAGGACATTGATGCCGCAATCGCGCGATCGCCGGAATACTTCCTGCGCACACTTCCCTACAAGCCGGAGCTGCTCACGATGACCGTGGACGTGCAAGGCGATGGCTTTTGGTGGTCGATCCGCGGCTGGGGCTTGCTTTATACCCATCCCGAGCTGCCGGTGTGGTCCGCATTGGTGGACTATGGTCAGGCAGTGAGCTGGGATCAGATTGAGGAGATTGCTGGCATTAAGGCTGATCGAAACGGCCACTACAACAAATACACATTCACAGATGATGATGGGTTGATCCATGAATTCACCGTGCATGCAGGCCTGATCGATTCAGGTTTCGAAGCTCAGCAGAACAAGAAGGTCTATGCCTTCACTTTGAAGAATGCCGACGTCTTCTCTCCTTCCAAGGGGGGAGGCTGGGCTCAGCTTCGAGGCCAAGACATCCGCACCTCGCCAGTGGACAACGATCAGCAGGATCTCGTGTGGTATTACGACGACGGCTTTAAACAGCAGCTCTATTATCGGTCGATCAAAGAACACCAGGTCCTCTGGTGGGTGCCTCGTAACCTGGGAGCTGACTATAAAGAGCAGACGACGCACGAGCGAACCGAAGAAAAGATGCAGTCAGACGGAAGCGCGAAGCTCGTGTGGATTGCCGATGGCCCTAACCACTTGGCTGACACTGAGAAGATGCATGAGGTTCTTCGTGGCACCATTGAAGAGAAACTCGATGACATTCGAGAGGAATGGATAAAGGAGCACGGAGCAGCGGACAGCGATGAAGATGAGGACTCTTGACTTGACGAAACTTTGACACGACTCTCTAAGCCTTACCGTCTATCCACCGCCCCGCTCTGCTGAAAAGCAACGGGGCGGTGTGATGAAGGGGGTAACCGACACATGTGTCGGCTCGAACGGGTGACGTTGACATTGGCGGCGAAACATGACCGTCAAAGAATTCACCGCCGTGCTCGTGGCTGAAATGGAGGCCGATGAAAGCACCGCTTTCGTGGACTCTCTGATCACGGCTGCACGCGCTCAGATCGCCGCTGGCAAAGGCTCGGTTTGGTCCATGACCAGCGGTTCCTTGAACGGGAAAAGTTTTCAAAAGCAGATCGATCTCACTGCGGTCCAAGTC